ATGAAGCCGACAAAACTGGCAAAGCTGCGGCGCAAGGCGTACCGAAACGCTTACGTTAAGAGCAACGTCGCACAGGGGCTGGCCTTCCAAATCAAGGCTCTAAGAGTGTCGCGGGGTCTGACGCAAGCTGAACTCGCGCGTGCATTGAAGCTTGGCGGTCAATCTGCCGTGGCGAGGATTGAAGACCCGAGCTACGGCAAGACATCTATCGCTACCTTACTGAAGCTCGGCGAATTCTTCGACGTGGCGCTGCTTACTAAATTCGTCTCTTACTCACGTTACCTCGCTGAGTTCCAGGACCTCTCCGATCGCGCCCTTGCGGTCGAGTCGTTCGAACACGAGGATGCGGCCGGAGGCCTAGAGAACGCACCAGAATTCACTTTGATTCGTTCTATAAAATCGGAGTCAACGAGCCCGAAGACTGCTGTGGCTACTTGGGTTACCGCGACCACTCTCCAAAGTCAGCGTTCGCCGGCGCTGTTGTACGACGGCACTTCTGACTCTGCGTTGAGTACAGCAATCGCAAATTTTATTCTCCCGAGAGATCGAGTCCATGCCACGTAAAATCGAACAGCGGACGGAAGGAGTCGCATTCGACTGCCACGTGCCCGACAACGTCACCGAAATCTACGCTGATGGAGCCTCTGAGATCCAATTTGGCATGCCTATGTCGAGGATCTTGTTCCATAGTGTGACGAAGCCGGCAGATGGCCAGTCCCCGGAGGAGCGAGTCGCTCGTTTGGCTCTGGTTCTTCCAACCTCAGCATTGCTTGAACTGGTCGCTAACATAGCGACAAATACGACTCCCGAAGTGGCCGAATCGACCAAGGCAGCGATGGCAGGTTTCTTAGGCCACGTTTCCACACAAATTGGGCGACTGGTCGACATTACCGCAGCGAAGAAAAAGTAGAACGGGAGATAGACCACTGCCACGCGCCGGAATTGTGCGTGGCTAGTGCGTCACTGCTTGGCCGTAGTGGTCGTTAAGTGCAGGCGCCCGCGATTACTCCTTGCTGCTGGAGGATGCAGACGTAGTGCTGTAGATATTCGGCTTTTGCGCGGGCGTCGGCGTCGGCGTCATCGACGATCCCGAAAAGAGCTGATCCAAACGCAGGTGATAGCTCGGCTGTGCCACCGGAACCATCGACCACGCCGCCGGTGCTTGCGCCTGAATTTGCGGCGTTGCTACTGCTTGCGGGGGCGTAGGCTGTGACTGCGACGCGCAGCCGGCGAGCGCCATCAGCGATAGCAGCGCGATTCTTCGCATTGTCGGCATCATGGGATGCTTTCTCCTGAATGAGTTGCGCGTCGAGCGACGCGATCTGCGTCGACGCGTCGTTCTGTTTTGCGATCGCCGCGCGCGCCGCGCTCGCGGCCGCATCAGACACCGCCTGCAGCTTCTGCGCGTTGATCTCGTTGTCTCGTGCGTGCGCGGTCTGCTCGCTCGCCAGCTTCGTGGCATCCACGGTGTGCACGGCTGCGCCGCCTATCGCGATGCCGAGTACGGCCGCGATGATTCCTGTGATGAGGTATGGAGACATGGTCAGTTTCCTCGACAGGCCTGCGCCTCGAGTTCGCGCCGCGTCACGATGCCGCCGCAGCGGTTCGCCGCGATCGCGCAGTCCTTGCCCGCGACGAAGCGCCACTTAATGAACTCGCTGCATGCCCCGGGGAAGTCGCGCGCGACGTAGCGCTTCCGCAGCGTCGATCCACGATAGTTCGGCACGCCGATGTTGTACGCAAGATCCAGCACCGCAACCTTCTGGCCGTCCGACAGCTTGTCGAATCCGGGTGTAATCGCGCGCACCTCCGAGGCGTAGCCTGCGAGACTATCGCTGAGCATCTGCTTGCACTCGGGCAGCGTGTACGACCGCATCGCAACGTTCGTCTCGCCGAAGCACACCGTCTGAATGTTGTTGGCGAGCCGATCGTTGTATGGCTTAAGCGACACGCCCTCTTGCGATGCGGTGAGCGCGACGAGCGCCGCGGACGCCGCTACTCCGATCGATGCCGCAAGCGTGACCTTCTTGCCGGTGCCTTTACTTGGCTGCTGTGCTTGCGTCGCCATCGGCCGCCTCTGTTGCTGTCGTGGTTTTCGGAGCCGTCGTTGTGTAGCGCGCGGCGATGATGGCTAGGCAGCCGACGGCGATCGCGATCGCGAGCCGCCAGCTATCCGGCAAAAGCGACTTCACTTCGTCGGGCATGCCCGTCCATGCCGCCTCGATGAAAGGCGATGCGACCGAAACAGCGCCGAGCGCCGCCGCGATAATGGTTGACGAGTACGTGTGCACCTTGGCCGCGTCATCGACCAGGCGAAGCTTGAGGTTCATATGGCCTCTGAAAGAAAAACCCGGCGCGTGGCCGGGTCGGATGTGAAAGCGTGCGTGGCTTATCGCCGACTGCCCGCCCAAGGCTGCGCAGGCAGAGCCGGATGCGTCGCCGTCTCCAGCTTTTTGTCGACCGCCTTCGCGGTGTTCGCGGCTTCATCGGCCTTCGTCGCGGCGACTGCGACCTTCTGCTCGACGGCCTCTGTTTTCTGCGCGGCGACAGTTGCCGCCACGGCGGCCTGCCGCGTCTGCTTAATGAGCGCTGCTTGGCGCGCGTCGGTCAGCTTCGCCCGGTCGCCCAGGAAGCGCAGCGTGTATTGCGCGACCTCATGCGTGTCGGTGATCAAGGATCGAAGGTCCGACATCGCCTGGATGTTCTGCTGGTTCTGCTGTTGCAGCTGCTGCACCTTGCTCTCGTATTCGGCGACGCATGCGTTTCGAGTCTCAGCGCGCACCTCCGGGAACCGTTTGATGTAGGCCGCGCGCTCTCTGGTCCAGTTGGCACGTTCTACCGACATCCCCCACTGCCCGATGAAGAAGCCGACGGCGGCGACGCCCGCCAAGCCGCCGAAGAGACATGCGCCCATCACCCACCACCGCCAGTCACGAACGCGAGACATCTGACTCCCTCCGGTTTTCGATCGCCTTCTCGAGGCGTTCGATTCTGGTTTTCAATTCGAGCACTTCGGCCTCAGCGCGCTGCGCGCGCCGATCGGCTGCGTCCGCTCGCTGTTCGGCGGAGCGCATCAGTTCTTCAGCGCGGTCCGCGCGCTGCACGGCGAGCAGTTCCCGCGCCTCAGCGCGGCCGGCCCGTTCTTCAGCCAGCGTGGCCAACCGCTCGAACCGTGAAATGGCCTCTACTTGCGCGGCGGAGTCCGCCTTGACGATGTTGGCCTCGCCTTCGCTCTCGGCTTGTCGCCTGCGATCGATCTGCCGCCACATCCGGCCGCCGGCCCAGAACGTGCCCACGCTCCCGAGAGCAGTCACGATCGACTTGACGCCCTCGTTCCAGAACTCCGACATCTGGTATTTCCCCTGTTGAGCCGTGGAGGCATAAAAAAACCGCCCGAAGGCGGCTAAGGTCCGACATAGTCTTGCAAGTGTGGCGCTCAACCGGTGATTCTGAGCCGCCAACGCTCGACCACATTCGATAGAGCGCGTTTTGATCGGCCAACCACGTACCGGTCAATCAGTAATGGAACGACTACCCCGAAGATGACGTAAAGCGGCCATGTTTTTTCTGTATGCCACTGGAAATACTGCCCGGTAATATCTCCGGGTCTTATAAAACCAAGACCACACAAGATCAGGTTGAGCACAAAAAAACCGAACAACTGATGCAGCACAATCGGCAACCCTTTCCCCCCGATGTAGGCCAGCGGACTCGCACCACGATGAGCAGCAATCAGTTGCGATATGCCGAAGAAGAATGCAACGCCAGTCAGACTGGTCACGATTGGCAAGATGGGACTCTCGAACTTCATGATCTGCATCCAAAAATCGAGAACTGTCCCCGTTGCCCAGAGGTGTTGCTGAATTACATATAGGGCGAAGAGCACGAAGACACCGGCCATATACCGCTGCAATCGATACTTCGCGCAGACGAACCCGAAATAGTAAAAGAATGACGCGAAGGTGATATGTAGGATCCCGATCTTGATCAAGCTCATCGACTTGACCGCATACAACTCGCGAGACAGCACAATAGACCCGACCGACATCGACAAATACGCGAGGAGGAATAACCCTTCCACAATTGCCAGCGACCGTCCTGTCCCGCCGCCGGTGAGGCGGATGAGACGTGTATGAACGCCCCCGAAATACACCCGAACAAGAAAAAGGCTTGGGATGAACCAGTATGGCGACGTAAAAGGGTATGCCCCAGAGGTGCTGAACTGCGTAAGGAAGAGATTCGTGAGCGTTATCGGACGATCTAGCGCAGCAAATCCAAACGCTGCCAAAAGCTTACACAGGAACGCGTAAAACACAATGCACGCCGTGGTAGGCAACAAAAAGGTCTTGATGTGCGCGGCAAGCGATCGAGCGCCCTCGATCTCTCCCTCGCGGAAAAACATTCCAGAAAGAAAGAAGAAGAGCGGCATATGAAAAGAGTAAGGGGAAAAAGGCGCCAGGCCCATCCCGCTACTTGCATGCCCAGCCACCACAGCGATGATGCCGATGCCGCGAAGCACGTCTACACTTCTGTCCCGCTCTTTCATGACGATCAATCCCGTTTGGAAACGGGATTATATCCGCCTATGAGAACCTCATTCGCACCGCCGCCGCCGAGAAGAGAGCTGACGTCGAACTGATCTGGAAGCCCGTTTTGGAACGCCTCAAGGCGGGGATCGTCGTCGCCAACTTGGCCTTGATTAGGCCAGACGCTCGGATCCTGCTCGCAACCGAAGACAGACACAATCCTTTTCTCCGTCGAGTCAGCGAATTGAACGAACACAGTCATCGCGTTGCTCCTCAGAAATCGTAATTGTTTAGCGAGATCGTAAACGCTGGCGTCCCCGCCCCATTGCTCGATGTGTAGAAAAGCCGTTGCGGAGTGCTAATACCGAGGCGCTCGAAAGGAACTGCCTGAGACTGCCCAGCTCCCACGTTCGCCGCCATGATCTTTCCGCCAAGGGCAACAGACGTGGGGTACACCGCGATGCCGACGGCGGAAGCTGCCGTTGATCCTGCCTGGATAAATCCGCCTACGGTCTTGGCGTTCATCGGGATCACTAACGCATTGACTATCGTCGGACTCGCATTAACGACGGCCGATGAGGTGAGTATGTTCGACCCGCCGAAGGCCACGTTTCGGTCATTTTGGAAAACCGGAGAGAACTGCGAGCTCGCGTTAGTCGGGACGACCGAAACAAGCGCCGAGGCGGTGTATCCGAGGCTAGGGATCGCCGATCCGTTGTTGTAGATGTTCGGCAACAGTACATTTGCGCCCTGTGCGACGAGCGCACTCGCTCCGGTGGTCGGGTTGTAGATCGCGTATATGCCTACAAATCCGCTCGCCGGAACAGTGCCGGCATAGTCAATCCCACCAGGCCCCGTGGTCGCCAAATTGATCGTCTTGTTGAAGCCTGCCAGCTTATACGTCTGACCACCAAGCGCGCTCTCGACGATGATCTCATCTGCCGTAAGCGTCGCTGTGCTGCTGGCAGTCGCGATGGCCATCGACAAATTGCGAGCAGTCCCGACGACAGGCGAGAACATCGAGCGGATCGCTGTCAGCACTTGGTTATATGTCGTCTTACTGGGCGTCAACCCGCCCGCGACAACAACCGCGCGTAACTCTTCCTGAACCATGTTGAGCCACGACCCGCGGACGTTCGTCGCAGGCGTGCCCGCCGCGGGATTCCCCTCTGTGAAATAGCCCTCGGTGCCCGCAGCTTCCGGCGTCGGCAGTGAAGTTGCCGCAGTTACGTCGTCGATTCGAAACATGTTGCCTCTTATGCGTAAGCAAAAATTGGGATCGTGTGTGCCGGCATCACCGCGCGAAACTCACACTCAAGAACTGCGTTGCCCCACGACGCGAGTGGATCACCTGCCGCCATCGAACCCGCGACCGCCCTCACCACCGTATTGAGCGGCGCAGCGATCTTCCACGCGAAGTTCCAGTCGTAGCCGTTTACTGGCTGCCCGGCACGCAGCATTCCGGCGCGTGCCTGCGTGTATTGCGTGATCGTGACCGTGTAGCCAAGCGACGCCGCGAACGCGGTGAGCTGCGGGATGGATGCGCCACCCATTGCGGTAAGTCGCGCTATTACCTGCGCGCGGCGCGCCGGAATTGTCGGCGCCGTGCCCGCGCACGGATCAGGCAGCCCTAGCGTTGACTCCCATTCCGGCAGCAGCTCGTACGTCGTCGTAGGGAAGGCGTCGATAAGCAGATAGTTCGCGCGCGCGGTCTGACGCTCGTATGAAGGTGCGAGCCCCGAAAGCACCTTCGTCTGAACGGCATCCGGATCGCGCGGCCAGACGCGCCCGCGCGGCAATAGCGCCTGCATCGCGGCGAGGAAATCAGCCGCCTTGAAGTTCGGTGCAAGCATGGACGCCTCAAACGTAATTCACGCCGGCAAGCACCGCAAGCTGACCGAAGCCGCTCGTGATGTTTCCCGGGTAAGTCGTCGTCGTTGTGCCGACCACGCCTTGAACGAGCGTAATGACGAACCCACTTGTGCCGGACACTGACGCGATCGCTGACTCGATGTCGGAGCGATTGATCGTGCCGCCGCGCGGATCGCCATTTCGGAAAAGCACGTCGGAGATCGCTGCAGCGATTGCCGCGCGTGTCGCAGTCGACGCGCTCAACAGGCCCGACAGCGTGAACGTCAGATTGTTCGCGAGCGGAGCGCACGAATACACGAGCGCGGTCACGGGCTGCTCATTGACGATGGCGTCAGCGACGACGAGCTGATCACCGGTCGCGACAGTGCCGCGCGGCACGCCGCCTGGCCCCTTGTCATACTGCGAGCATCCGTTCGTTCCCTGAGGGAAGCCGCCGTGTGACGCCTCGGCCACATCCCACATGGTGTAGATGACGACTGTTCCGGCGCCAAAGCCATTGGGCGCGACCCACGCGCGCGTCACACCCGGCACGGCCAGCGCCCACCCGACATAGTCGTTCAGGTCGCCACCCTGTGGCGTGTTTTGGTACGCCGCGAGCATCCGATTGCGCAACGAGTCGTTATCTTCAACGTCAGCGCCCGACGAAACTGTTCCCGTGATTGCTCCGGACGACTGCAGCCCGGGCACCGCAGCGCCGAGCGCGACCGTCGTGCCCGGGTCGGCGTTGCCGGCCGCACCGGCCGTGGTCGCGACGATTGTCACTGAAAGAGTCCCAGTGCCGCCCGCCGTTGCTGTTGCAGCCGTCGTATATGTCGCGCCATCGCTGCGTACGACCGGAGTCCCCGCATTGAGCACTGTTCCCGTGACGCCAGCGAACGACGCAGCTAGCTGGGCGGGCGTCGCGGCCTTGCGATACACCTTCTTCAGCGCCGCCCACCCTTCAAGGTATTCGTCCTCTGCGGTGAACGGAACCGCCTGCTTCGCGATCCAGTCGAGGTAGCCCATCTGCAGGTTCGACATGCCGGCCTGCACTTTGCCGACGACCTTGAGAACCGTGCGCCGCAGCGTTGCATCAGCACCCTGCAAGGCCGAGTTGATGTCGGCCGCCACCTCGCTGATCAAGGTGGAGAGCGTTTTTCGTTGGAATGGCATATCAGGTGAGCTGTTGCCACGCCCATGCGTACGTCAGTGAGACGCTCGGGCCGGCAGGTTGATAGAGCGTGATCTGCGCGCCGAGAAACGTGTCGCGCGTCCATTCCGTCTGAACATCCATGCTCGCGACGACACCGTCATCGACGAGCCATTGCAACGCCTCGACGATGTAATCGCGCGCGTTGTTGAGCACTTCTTGCGTCTGCTTCGAGCGATCGAGCAGCCAAAGCCGCGAGCCGATCGGGCTGTCCTCATCGAGATCGCCCCACCAGCCGCGCGGGTCGCCGGTGCCATCAGGAATGACGTCGTCGGCATTCGCCGCGCGGTCGGTGAAGAGGCTCAGCAGAACAGCGGTTTGCAGATCATTCCCGGTCAGCAGATCGGGGCCGAGCTGCTGCCAATCACCGCGGCTGTTCGCGGTATCCCAGACGATGCTGATGTCAGGCATCTATTACTCCGGCTGTGTCGGCGGTTGCGTGTTGATCGTGCTGGTGCCCGTCTGCACGTTCGTGATCGGATGCGTGTGCAGATTGGCTACTGCTCGCATGCCCGCCATCGTGCGGGTGTTCGTGTTGCAGTTATCGATGATGTCGCCGGTGCACTTCAGCATTGGCGTGTCTGCGAGGATGTCAGGTGTGTTCGTGATCGTTACAGGCTTACCTCCGCCGTCGAGGACCATGCCGGCCTGCGATAAATAGACCTTCTGCCCCGAGTTGTCGTGGATGCATACCTCGCCCGACTTCAGCGCCGTCACTCGGAACTCGGCATTCGAGGTTGCTATCACGAACCCGTTCGTCCGCTCGCCGTTGCCGAAGATCATCAGGACTTCGGACCCTGTCGGCGGATTTGACGTGAATCCATATTCCGCATAGCGGGGCATGTCCCCGGTGGTTTCGACCGCGTTGATCCGCGCCTGGACGTATTGCACGGTGCGCGTGTCATCGACGAATGAGATCACCGCGCGACTCACGAACAGACGAATCCGTCGTGAGAGCGCGTTCAGTGCGTCGAGCATTTAAGGTGTCCTCAGGCCGGCGCGATGTCCGGATCAATGCGTTGGAGAACGAGCGGCTCCGGCAGATACGCCTGGCGCGGCGCGAGCAGAAGCTCGGTATGAGTTCCGTTCTCGTCAAGAATGAAGCTGATCTCGGTGATGAGCAGAAGCGTCTTCTCCGGAATCTTGAGCAGCGGCATGGTGACCGGCACCTGATAATTCAGATACCACGGAGAGCCGCTCGAATCAGTCCAACTGTCCACAAGCACGCGCACCTGCCGAGACATGCCGTACGCACGCGCAATCTGCCAATCGACGCGCCGCTGCAAATACGTTCGGTCGGACGAAGGTTGTTCGGACACGATGAACTTCGGCCGGTACCGCTTCACGCCGGGGTCGTATGCCGTGTACTCGGGCAGCAAATTAACGCCGATGTCAGTCGCGTTGTTGTAGTTCGTCAGCACCCCGGAGACGCGCGAGAAACGACCGAGCGAACTCTTCACGGACACCGCGGACTCGACGTTCTTCCCGATTTCAAGCCCGGTCGAGCCAAGCGCGTCGCCGGCCAGTGCGAGGCATAGCGAGCCGTCCTCGAGCTCGAACGCGAGCACGCCGCTATAGCGGCAGCACCGTTCGATGATTTCCCACGGCGTTTCTGTGATCGAGATCAGTTGAAAGGGGATCGTGGGCAAGTCGTCGATGACCGCCTGCAAGCTCGCACTCACGACGACATCAATCTTTTGCGTTTTAGATTCGCCGAAGTTCTGCACCAATTCGCGGCACACGGCATCGATGCGGCTGTTCGCCAGAATCCGATCGACCGGCGCACTACAGTCGATCAGATCTTGGCATCTGCCGCGACCCGTCGCGCGGACTAGATGCTCGTGCGGCGTGATGATGTACTCGACAGTATCGACATAGCCCGTCAGCAACAGATTGTCGGCATCAATAGCGATTCGAATTGGCGTGCCGCCGATCAGTGAAGCTTCGTCAACCTCTTCTGGAAAGCGCTCTGTCATTTCCAACACGAACGAGCCGGTGCAGCTCTCGATCGAGCGCGTGACGCGCGCGCTTTTCCATCCGGTGATCGAGATATTCGATTCCGGCAGCGTCACAACGAGCGAATTCATCAGTACGTCGCTCCAAGCGCGAATTGACTGGTTGAGCCGGTTGAGCCTCGCTCTACCGTCGATTTCACGTTCGGCGTACCCGACACTTCGGCGCGCGATCCCTTCGGCAAGTTGCCTAGTTCGACCTTGACGCGAAGCTCGCCGTCCGAACGCGCTGGTGACGCGTCTTGCTGTGCCGCGCTTGGCGCTTGTCCGCCAGAATAAAGCCCAGCGATACGGCCGGCCGTGGCTGCGCGCCGATCAGCTTCTGCTGCTCCACCCGCCGGCCGCTCATACAAAAGCGATGCGATTCGGGCTGCCTCCTCCGGCGTCTTGGCCATCTCCAACATCGCGCCCGCGCGCTGCTCCTGAGGCCCACCGTGATAAAGCTCTTGCATCACGTATGCGAGCTGCTCATCGAGCGTAGAAGTCCGCAACGAGTGCCCAGCAAATTTTTCGAATCCTGCGGCACGGTCAGCATGCCACTGCGCAGCGCCGTATGCCTTTCCGTTGTCACCCTCCGCGAACGGATCGAGTTGGCTCTCGTGCAAGAGACTAGCCGTCATTCCGATCGCCGCCGCGCGGGTCATTCCGTGGCGCTGGAAGTAGTCGATCGCATATGGGACGTTCTTGTTCGGCTCCGCACCGACTTGCGCATTCGTGCGCGCGCCGTTCCCGCGCAAGAAGTTGCCGAACTTCTCAAGCCCATCGATCGCACGGTCGCCCAAGTTCGTTGCGGGCGGTGCGTCCGGCGACGAAGCAGGAACATTGCTGCTACCGTTCCAGCGCGTCGGTACAAAGTCCTGTCCGTTCACGCGCGCGATAACGCGCTCGACGCCTTCCAGAAATGTCGTCAACGCGGGAGCAAGCCCGCCGAGTATGGTCTGCTTCGTCTTGTCGAACTGCGCGTCGAGTCGGCCCATCGCTTCGGCATAGTCGTTTGCGTGACGAATATCGTCCTCGCTGGGGGCAAGCGCGACGCCACGCGCGTAACGATCGCGCACGCCACCAGCCCCCTTATTCAATAGATCTTCCAGGCCCCCAGCGTCCAGCGCTTCAAACAGGCGATGGCGCGCGAGTGGACCGTTTCGGCCGTTCACACTTTCGCCGGCTGCAGCGATCTGTTCGAGCAGCCGCTCGGAACTGAACTGCCCGCGTTCGTCCAGCCCGTTGATCCCGTACGCCTGATAGATCATCCGCTTCTGCGGATCGCGACCCTGCGTCGACTCATAGTACCCGCGCGTCACACCCTCCACCGACGAGGTAGCCTGCTCCGCGCTCAGGCCGACCGACTTCGCCGCGTTCTGAATGCCAAAAAGCTGCTTGGCGTCGATGCCGAGCGTCAGCGACTTGTTGCTGACGCTGCGGACGGTGTTCGCCCATGCCGATTCGATCGAAAGAATCTTCGACGTGACGAGCGCAGCCGCGCCCACAACGCCCGCGAGCAACGCGCCGCTAAGCGCGCTCGCGCGCGTCGCGCCGGTCACGAAGCTTTGCACTGCCGTCATGCGCTGCGAAGAGCGCGTCGTGCGCATCATCGCCTGATCGATGGCGCGAAGGTTCCGGTTCGCCGAAGCGAAGCCTGAGCCCGTCCTGTCGAGCGCGGAGATTACGATCGTCAGGTTGTTTGCCATAGATCAGGTTGCCAGTGCCTTGAAGCTAGTCGGGAAAAATGCAGGGTGGACCGGATCCGCCTGCGAAACCAGTTCGTCCGCTCGCGCCGCGTCGCGATAGATGCGATTCGCGAGCGTCAGAGACGGCAGCGGCGTTGCGAACGCGAAGGTCCGCATCGCCGGCAAGCTCGCTCCGCGCTGATTCAAGTCCGATACAACGGCATGCCGCAGAGAGCGCAGGGCGTCATACGTCTCATCGTCGCCTTGATCGCCCGATATGGTCATCTCTGCGTCGATCAGATCGAGCACCTGACTGCGCACGCGCGCCGCGTCGTCGCTCGACGTAGGCTCGTAATTCGATGCGGCCACCGCGATCGAAGCGATGGTCGCGCGCCGGAACAGATCGGAGCATGCGGCTTGCATCGTCGCCATCGCAGTGCCAATCGTCGACGCCGTTGTCGCGCCACTCGGCTCATATCCGGCCAGCGAAGTGAGCAAGCGCATCGAATCAGCCGGATCTGGCGTCGCCGCCAACATCGCGCTCGTGACCCCTTGTACTGCCGTGGTGAATTCGTCAATCGTCGAGGCGTCAAGATTTCTCGCCGCCGAGTCGAGCGTCGCGGACGCTGCGTCGACATTCGCGCGCGCGAGGGTCGCCGCCTGGGTGAGGCTTTCGACGGTTGCGCCGCTCGTGTCCACTGACGAGCTCGGGAACTTGCTGAACGTTGGCACCGTGGCACTTCCGGCGAACCGACCAAAGTCACCAGGCAGGTTCGTCAGAAGCCGGAAGAGGTTCCGCGCGTCGCCAACGAAGTTCTTTGCCGCCGTGTACCAGCCGACGGCCGTGCTCACCGCCGAGCCAAGCACCGCCGCGCCATAAGCGATCGCGGTCAGCGCCGTGCGAGCGAAGTTGAGCGCGGCCGCGACGTTCAGGTCGCTTGCGGCGCTTTCGACAAGACTTCCGCCCGCCACCGACGTCGCAGGGAAGACACGCGGGCCGCCCTCGATAAATTCGAACTCGAACTCGAAGTATCGGCCCTTCTCCCACCGCTCGATCCAGCGGCTGTCCATCAAACTGACGTCTCGCCGACCGTACGTCGGATGCACGAGCGAGCCAGCGCCTTCCTTCTCGCAGGCTGCAATCAGCAGGTCGCGCTGCGCGATGACGTCGTCGCCAACGACGAACCCGAAGACACGGAAGCGACGGGTACCGCGCCCGAGATCCTCGACCCACGGCGTGTCGCGCAGCACGTATTCATGCACCTCGTTTCGGCGCCCGAAGGCGCCTTCGCCACCAAGCGATACGAAGGGCACCCCACGAAATGACGCGGGCCGCAACTGATCGAAGTACGAGCCCGCGGATCCGCCGAGCCGCGCGGCCAGCGAACTCGCCAGATTGGAGATGCCCGAGGTGGTGCCGAGCACTGCGCCTGCGCCGCCTCCAATGTTCATGCCTTTGCTCCAATCTGTTGTTTCATGCGCTTGGCCTGATCAAGCCAACGCAATGTCTCGGAAAACGTCATGCCGTCGGTGTCGTTCGGCCCCCACCGCATGAAATGCGTCAACTCGGCGAGGACATCATCCCAGCCCTCCGGCATGGCCGTGACGGCGGCAATCAGTCGTCCGAGTTCGCTGTCCGCCGAAGCTGAAAACCGTTGAAGTACGCGCACGCGGCCATGAAGTCGCGCGCGGTCAGCGCGCGCACTGCGTTCTTCGGCACTTTCGACACGATGCTGATCAGCGCGATACTCGAGGCGAACGTGCCTCCAGCGGCCGACGCTTTACGTTTCTGCTGATTCGTCGGCTCGCTCAATTCGAGAGAAGCGACATTCAACGGGCTCTCGTCGGCCGTGAGTTTTACCGGCGACCGGAGAACGAGCTCGAACTCGTCGGCGCTCGCCTTCATACCGCTGATGGCTTCCTTGCCGAAGGAACCGACGAAGTCAGCCGCCTCGTCGATCTGGCTCGTGTACATCTGATCGATCACATCGACCGGCACGCCGCTAAGCAGCGCGATGAGGGCGATCTGCAGACCGTAGACACCGGCCGCATTTTCCGCCTTCTCGTACTCGCCTGCGGTCGGCTCGCGCAGCGTGATCGAGTCGACTGTCTTAGCCTGATCGCCCTTGCCGTAGCTCAGCGCCTTGCGCAGCTGGATTGTTTTTGTGTCGCTCATCGCTTACTGCTCCGTGACCGAGCCCTGCAGGCCTTCCCACTTGACCGTGAACTTTGCTTCGGTCGTGTCAACTTCCTGTGCTTCGACCGTCCACATGTTGCGTCCGATGATCGTCTTGCCGTTCGCGAGCTCGAGCACCACCGTGTTGCTGCGCATGGCGTTGATCGCAGCGAGACTGACGCCACCTGAGTCGCGGATCGACGCCGAAATAGACGGTGCTTTCGGCTTTTCGCTAAAGCCATGCACCGTATCCTGTCCTGCGAGCGACTCGCGCGTCACAGTGCCGACGTCGTACCGCAACTCGCCTTCGAGCTGGTAGTTGACGCCGTCGATCGTGATATACGCGGTGCCGGCGATGAAATTCGTGTTGTTCGCCATCGTTGGCTTCTCCACAAATGAAAAAGGGCACCGCAAAGGTGCCCTATGAATATTCGCTTCAGGAACTGCTACGCCGCCAGCAATTCGGCAATCAATTTGTTAGCTTTCCGCTTGTTCTGGTCCGCAGTGATCACGCGGAGATTTGCCAGTACGTGCAGTCCACAAACCGCTTTCCCACGAAGCGGCACAATATGATCGACATGGTGTTCAATTCCCGTCTCTTCCGTGATGCGACGCGCCTCTGTGTAAAGGGCAACGATTTTATCCCGCTCCGACCAAAAGGGCGTCGCTTTAAGTTTCGCCGCCTGGCGCTGCATTACATGAAAGACTTGCAATGCCCCGCACTTGTGCTTGTACTTTTTAACGCGATTCCAGTTGGCTTTCCGCCATTCCCGATCTTTTGCTAAAAGCCGCTCTGCATATTCCGGATCTGAACGAAGCCTGCGTTTCAAATGACGCAGCCTCACAAGTTCAGCCTTTCTGAACTCCGGATCAGAGTCGTATCTCTTCTTCGCACTCCTCGCCACAGCGCGGCAGTGCTTTTCACGCTCGATCGGATCTTTCCGCTTCTCGACGGCTTTTCGCAGCGCATTCTTTGCAGGCAGATGCCAGTCTCAGCCTCCCCTGCGCGCGGGGACTATAAAACTGCGTGGTCGCAGGCTTACTAAGCCCGCACCCGGTGCAAGCCTTCATGGCAAAATCTTGGTCAGCCATCTTTCACTCGGCGAAGTGGATGCTGGATAGGAAGCCCCGATCGTGTTAGCGCACATCGGGGCTTCCCCATTTTATGATGCCGACAGCCTGAACTGGGCAAGCAGCGCAAAAATTCTGAGTTGGTTAACGAGAACTCCTGGCCATAGCACGTCGACCCGATTCGGGTTCTGCGCGTTTTGCTCGACGATGATCGACTGAGCGAACTTATCGCTGCCCTGCACGTAGCCTTCGTATTCCATCGCCTGATATTCAGCGATCTGATCAGCCTTGATGATGTTCGGCGTCACGATGCCGGCGCCCGGGCCGAAGCGCGTGCCGTTGGCCGCGAGCTTGACGCGCGCATACTTCGACGTCACCAGCGTGCGCAAGCGACGCAGCACGTACGCAAGCAGGAACATCGTCTCGACTTCGAGATAGCTGTTGTCCGGCTGCCCGAACGCATTCGTCTGGTAGCTCGTGATCAGGTTCTCGATTGCGACCGTGCCGTCGTCACCGACCGTGAACGTGGCGATGCCGTCATAGAGCAGCGTATTGCGTTGGCTCAGGTTAAAGCGCGACTGCAGCGGCGGCGCCAGCACTCCCGTCAGCGCGACGGTCTGCATCGGCACGCCCGGATCAGCGCGCACGCTCACCGCGGTCACCGCCGCAATCGCGGCCGCCCATTGCCATGCAGGCGTCGGCGAGTCGTTGAAGCCCATGATCGACTCGTGCTGATTATTCCGCGCCGTGCCGAACATGGTGAGCCCTGCCCATGTGCTGCGGTACGCGACAAACACGTGACCGTACACCTGCTGTTGCCAGCTCCAGCGGCCGGTCGAGTCGTTCAGGAACGCCTTCAGCGCGTCGAGCGACGTCGTATCGGTGAACGCGCACGCGATGAAGTCGAACGGCATATCCTGAAGATTGCCGAGCGCCGTCGTGAGAGTCGGATTCGTCGTACCGCCCGCCATCGCCGTGATCGTCGCGACGAGACCGGTCGGCAGCGCCTCGCCAGCCGTCGTGCCGATGTAGTTGAAGCGGACATCGATGTCGTTGCCGACAAGACCCTTGTTGTCGGCCGTCAGCGTTACGGTGCTCGTCGATGCGGCTGCAGTGACGGGCATCGACGGAATCAGATTGATCGCCGCGGCGACAGCGGTCGCAATCTGTGCAGTCGTCTGGCCGGCCGTCACCGGCACGGTGACAAGCTGACCGGCGATATACAGCGAGATCGTGCCATTGGCCGTCGGCGCCGACGTAAAGGCGATCGTACCGCTCGCCGGCACCGCGCCGCCGGCGTCCTGGACCGGCAGATACCAGAGTTCGCCGAACTGATCGTTCTGACGATATGCCGCTGTCATCAGCGCGAGCACACTGTTCGCGCCGGCTTGGACGTTCGCGTCGCCCGTGCCCGATGAGATGAGGGGCACATTCGGCGTCGCGATGCCGGCCGACGTCATCGGACCGATGAGCAGCGCGCGCTGGTTCGCAACCGCGGAGTTCGCGTGCGAATTGTCGATCTCTGCGAAGAACAACGGCGTGCGGATGTTCTGCGGGATTTGCTTGAACGGGATGGTCATTGTTTTTCGACCTCTTCATCAGTTGCCGCCGCATTGGCTGCCGGTTGATCGCTCGACGCAGCATTCGCGTCAGCGGCGGCTTTGGCTTGCGCTTCGCGCACGGCCTCTGCATCGGCCTCCGCCCTTTCTTGCGCTGCTTGGAATTCCTTCGCGCTTACCTCGACGAGGTCACCGTCATTGAGCACGCGGGTCCAGAAGATGTCGCCGTCCGGCACCACGATGCCTTCGTCCGGCAGCAACTGCTTCGTAACCGGATGCCGCACTTTGAGGCCCGGTGCAGGTTTGACGATCATTCGTCGCTCCTATTGAGGAAATTGAACGTTGACCTCGCCTTCCGCGCGGCCGTCTGGGCCCTGCGTGCGCGGGGCCGGCGTGACAGCGTCGGGGAATGGCGGGTTCGGGTATGTGCCGTTCGGATCGGCGACGTTTGTGAGGTCCGCCGTCACGTCCATCGCGAGCAACTGCGTGTTGATGTCGGGATAGAACGTCTCTACAAACTCAATGCCCAGAAGGATCGAGAGGCCGCCTACGTGCGTCGAGCCATCAGCGGTCACTTCCGTTTCGGTGTCGCAGAACGGGAAGTCCTGCGCGATGCGGCGCAACGGAATACTCTTGAAGATCGCCTCTTCGATTTCCGCGCCGAGCGTTTCCAGCGCGAGAAGCGCGGCCGCCCCGGAAGCCGCCGACACCTCTGCCTTGATCTCGAAGGCCGCCACCGTCGTGAACGCCGTCGGACCATTTCGGCCATTCGACTGCTTCCGCTCCTTCGCAGGCCGCATCTTGATCGCGGGCAATTTGGGCGTCGCTACATTCCAGTCACCTGGCGAATACACAGCCACGTCCGGAATCGACTGCAAGATCGAGAGAAGCACGCCGCGCAATTGCGCGCGGCCGGTTTGATCAGGCATCGGTTTGTCCCGGAACGTTGAGCATAAGCCGGCCGCCGCCGTGGCCATCGAGATGGACCTCGCGCACTTGCCACTGCTCGCCCGTCTTGTTGATCATCAGCGTGTCGTACTGCTGCGGCTCAATGGGGAACTGAGAGACCTGAATTCCGACCGTCGGTTGCTGCGTGACGACCGTCGACCCGGTCACCGGATCGACGCCGAAGAACGCCTTGTCATAAGCGCCGGTGATCTGGAACGAGCCACCGTCGACAGGCATATAGGTTATCGCCGTCCCGAACTGCGCCATCAGAGGGCCGAGGATCTTGCCGTCGACGATGTCGTCCCAGTCCATCGTTCACTCCGTGCGGTCGATTGATACCTGGCCGCCGGTGATCTGCGCGCCTTCGAGCTTCACTTCCTCGACCCTTTCGGGGACGAGGTAACCAAGTTCGCGCAAGCGCTTGACCTCGGACTCGGGCAGCTTCACCTTTTGACCAGTCGTGCGGATGATGTCGACGACCTCGTCGCCACTCTTGACTCGGTCGTGGATCGTGCGATTGCGCGCGACAACGGCTTCAACCATCTTTTCGTTGGTAGCCATAGTCACCTCACGCGACGGTTGCCGCGAGCGCAGCATTGACGCGGCTCGGGATGATGACCGGGGCCGACTGCATCATCATGAAGCGTTGCGCCGGATCGTTTTCAAGCCACGTCTTCGGAGCGAACGGAAGCGCCGCATAGTTGAACGCCGGGTCTTCGATGATGCCGAAGCCACGCGTGCCCTGAAGGTCGGGACCAGTCATGATCAGCGAGCCATCGGGGAGCATCGGCTGCTCAACGTTGTTGTCGTCCACGTACCAGTCGTTGTACAGCCAGAGGTTGTATTGACCCCACACACCTTTTGCGACTGCGCCACGCTGAATCTGCGCGCCGACGTTCAGCACATTGCCGTTCTCACCGAGGGCCGGATAGAGAATCGCGCCTTTCAGGACAGGATCCAGCTTGAAGCCATTCCACGCTTTCGGCGTGAAGATGATGTCCGTTGCGACCGCGCCCGACGACTTCAAGATCTGCTGTTGCCACGTCTCGACGTTAGCAGTCGGGTTCGCGGTGCCGGCCGTGATGTTCGCTGCCGTCCACTGAGCGCCGCCGGTCAGCGCGATCGTCAGCGAGCCATCCCGGCCGAAGTCGATCACGGTTGTCGGGAAGCCTTCACCGGAAACTGTCAGCGTGCCCGTCAGCAGCACCTGCGCGGCCATCCATTCGAGACGGCGCGTCAGCATGTCGATCTGGTCGTTGAGCTCGAACTCCAAGTTCATCTGTTCGCGGACTTCCGGGTCCAGCGCGCCACCGATGCGCTCGCCGATCATGCGTCGGACGGGCTTGCGCAGATCCGGTGCGCGCTTGTCCTTGATGTAGGGCGGCTTGAACGTGTTCGTCTGGTAACGGCGGCTCTCGACGAGCTTGCCTTCAACCAGCGGCGAGCAGAACGGCGACATGCGACGCTTGCCGACATCCACGTCGATGGAGACGAACTCTGAGTCCGACATCACGATGTTCGTGAAATAGCGGTCCAGCAGCCAGCTCTGCGCCAACTTCAAGTTTTCGACAACCCCGATCAGGGTGTTCGTATCAAAAATCAGGTTTCCGGGCATTGCTCTCTCCGAGTGTGTGGCCCAAATGAAAAAGCCCCGCTCGGTGGCGGGGCCTTCACATCAGTTCGATTAAGGGTTTAGCTCGGGTCAGCAGCCGTGACCGAGGACTTGAGGTGGATGCCGAGCGGGCGCAGCACGTCTTGTGCTGCGGTCGCGGTGATACCCGTGCCGAGCGTGACCGCGTTCACGTTGAACTCGCCTTCGAGGAACGCGCCAGCGACAACATCGCCACCGCTGCCGTCAGCGTTGTCAGCCAAGATCGCCGTCGGCGTTTGGCTACCATCGGACGATGCCGCCAGTGCGATGGTGAACTTGCCGCTCGCCGTGATCTTTCCGAGCACGGTACCGCGCACGAACGGGCCGCCGGTGATCGTCACATTCCGGGTGACGAGCTGCTTCGGGCCCGCGATCAGTTGATCGGGAATGAAGGTCTGCGCGGATGCCGACGGGACCTGGGGGTTCTCCCCGACCGTGGTAGGAGTCAATGCCATCTGAGTTTCTCCGGGTGTGGGGAGGGTTTAGACTTCGCCGCGACGGAGCTTGCCCGCCGCGAGAATCTTTTGAGCAAGCGTCGGCTCGGCCGCAACCGGTGCCGACGCGCCGGGATTTGCCGGCCGAGCATGTGCCATCCGCTCGTCGAGCGACCTACGCTGCGGCGCCGCCGGCGCGGCGGCTGCCGGAGCCGCGGCGTGTGCGCCCGAGCCGAGGATCGCGATCGCGTCCGCCGACGAAAGCTTCGTATTGAAAGCGAACTTCGCAGCTTGCTCGACGTTGCCGGTCGCAATGCCGTGCGCCATGATCCGTGCGCAGCGCGCGCGCTCAGTCGCGCGAGCGGCCTTCTTGGAGTCGTCGGTTTCGTCGTCGCCGTCTTCGGCTTCGGTGTCGTCATTGTCGACGTCATCCGCCTTCGCTTTCTTGGCCTCTTCTTCCTTGCGCTTTTCTTCTTCGGCCTTTTCTTTCTCGTCGATCTCTTCCATGCGCTTTGCATAGTCCTCGTCGGACTCGTCCTCACGCTGCTTGCGCTCGTCGTCTTCTTGTTCGGCGCGCGCGGCGCCGGCACGGCTCAGCAGGTGGGCGAACGGCGCCACGCCCGCAAGGGTCTTTTTCAAACTCATTGCATACCTCGTGAGAGTGTTGTTTAGGCCAGCTCGGCTAGCAAGGCCAGGAGCGCCGCATCTGGCGCCATCACTGCGTCTGCAAGCCCTCGGCTGACGCCGTTTTCGCCCATGAAGCAGGCGGCCTGCATCTCGCGCACAGCATCGGCGGCGAGATTCCGGTTACGGGCGACTGTGCTGACGAACAGTTCGCCCATGGTGTTGATGTCGGCCTGCGCGGCTTCGAAGGCTTCCTTCGAAAGCGGAATCTCCGGGTGGAAGTCCGCTTTCCGATCGCCGTACGTGATGAACGTGACCTGATACCCAGATGCGGTGAGGGCTTTCGACCAATCGACGTGCATCGTGATCACGCCGATCGAACCCACGCCGCCGGTGCGCGGCACGATGATCTTGTCGGTCGCGCTCGCGAGCGCATACGCCGCCGAGTACGCCGACTCAGAAAGAATCGACCACATCGGTTTGTCGCCGCGCAACGCATACACGGTATCGGCAAGGTCGAAGCAGCCTGCGACCTCACCGCCAGGCGAATCGATGTCGAACACGATCGCGCGCACGCCCGGATCGGCATGAGCGGACAGAATGCTCTGCCGAAGCCCGTCGTATCCGGTCATCCCAGAGTACGGCCGCAGTGACCGGAGCTTTTGGACGAGCGTTCCGCGCACGGTGATCATCGCGATGCCGGTGTCGGCAATCATGTCGTAGCCGGGATCGACAACACGGCCGGCGCGGGTGTCGGACTCGTATTCCTCGTCCCACGCGCCGAACGCCATCGGGCTGATGGTCGATCCATCGAGACGCCCGATGTGCGATATGCCGAGCCGGTCGGCAAGAGACGCCATAACGACTTCGGCCTTCTCTCGCTTGATCGCCAGCGGAGTGTTGAACATCCGCTGGCTCAGAAACGCCAATTGGCCGTGCATAGCCTCTCCAATATCATTGCGCCTTCGGCTCCTGTGTAACCTCGTCCGCCGTCGCGTCTTCTTTCAGCGTCGACGGAAGAGGGATGCCGCGATCCTTGATGTACTGGATCTCGACCGCGCGCTGATCGATGTTGTCGCGCCAATCGTTGCCCGACAGCTGCGCCGATTCGTCTTCGAGCGTCGACAGACCCGACTCAATACCGAGCGCCGCGCCCTGGCGTTCCTTCATCGGATCAACGTAGCCGCGGCCCGGACCGATCCACCACGCACGCGTATATGCCGCACGTGCCATCGCGAACTCGGGCGCACCAGATGGAAGCGGAAGCTCGCCGATGTCCATCATTTCCTCGACCATCGCGCAAAGAATGGGCTGACCGAACCCGCGACCGAAGTCGCTACGACGGCGATCGAACGTCTTCCACGCCTCCAGCGCCGCAGCGCGGTACGAGGAATAATTGACGTCCGCCCAGTTCTGCGTGATCTGCTGCGCCGACATGCCGGTGCCGGCCGCGACGTTGCGCAGCATGGCGTTCTCGAACTCGGCGAAGTTGCCCGCCGGTCGCGTAGCCGAAACCGTGTTGATGGTTTCGCCGGGGAAGAGGATCGGCAAGCGCGCGCCGCCGAGCCGAAGATCTGTCTTGTCGTGGAACTCGGTTCGTGCGTCCTGATACCCGTTGTATGCCTCGGCGTCTTCGCCGTCGCCGAGAGCTTCGGTCACTAGCTGCTTGTCGAACGGGCTCGTGACGTAGGCGCCGAAGATTGCATTGATGATCGCCGCGTCGAGTTCGGTGCCGTCGTACTTGATCAGCATCTTCAGCCGCTGCAGCACAGGCGTCAGGATGCCCGCGCCGCCGCGGTGCTGCGACGCCCGGTCGAAATCATAGTCGTGGACAACGATCGGACGGCCCCAATCGGTTTCGAACGGGATTCGCTCCCACGAAACCTGCTTGTTGCCGCTGAACCAATCTCCCTGGTGCGCTTTCCGGATGTGCGCGGCTACCGGCGCCCCGTACTCGTCGACCTCGATACCGCCGCGCATCGTCTGATTGTCGAAATTCTGCTGCGGGTTCGACAGGCGGTCAGGATCGATCAGTTGCAGCACGGTCGCATAGCGCGCACCGCGCGGGAGGCGCTCCGGCATCCACTGAAGGATCGCCAGAGCATCGCCGTCGACGATCTTGTGGCGGAAGGCCAAGCGCATCATCTGCGGGATCGTCAGCTTGCGCTGCGCATCGCAGAAGTGCGCCGGATCTTCAGACCACGTGCGCCATCCTGCCTCGAGCGCGCGACCGAATTCGTCCGCCCACATGTGGTCGAACTTCTTGTTGCCCGTCATGGCTGCGAGCGCGCGATGATCCGGCTTCGAGATCGGGCGGAAGTCTGCGCCGATTACATTGTCGAGCGTGCGCGTGACCGCCGCCGATGCCCACCCGTCATTGCGCACCAGATCGCGTACGCGCGAGACGATGCGATCGCGATATGGGTTGAGCTCTCCATCGGGCGACCACAGCACCGGATTCCACTCGCGCATATGCTGGCCGTACATATCGGCCGCGTCATACGCGGAGTGCCCACCGAAACTGTTATAGCTGCCGTTTAGCGCGAGCGCACGGCTCTTGCGCTCCGGCAGCGGCTTCCCGTCCGGACCAAGTAGCTGTACGTTCGATTCCATGCGTTATCGCCGTGTGAAGGAGATTCGGTTTGCTCTTCGCGGCGAGTCGACGATGCCGAGCTGCGCCTGCATTAGTTGGATCGCCGCCGCCAATTCCGCGAGATTCGCGCGCGTGTACGTGACAGATCTCGTGCCGTCGCCCTGCGTGTACGAGTACGACTCGCCCTGCGCACCGGTCGACAACTGGATGTAGATCTGCTGCGCGTTGGCGAGTGACTGCCGCAGCGCTGTCTGATCCATGCCGGCGAGCAGGCTGCGGCTCGGGTCAAAGCATCGCAAAGTGGTTCTCCTATGCTTCAGCCGGCGAGCCGCCGAATCCGAGAGCGTTTCTCAGGCTGCGCCTGTTTGATGATCGGTCCATCCGGGCGCACCGGCCGTGCCGCGCTCACGACGTCGAGCTCGACCTCCCGCGGCGTCTCCGGAGCAGGCGGCTCAAGAGCAGACGGATCCGCCTGCACCGCTTCGACGCGCCGGTTCAACTTCAGGCCCATGTGCATGAGGCCGCAAAGCGCCGCATACCCGTACACCCGAATATCGAGCGCTTCGTTCGCGCGGCCAGGTGGCAACTCCCACACGCGAAACTTCTGCCCGTTGGCGAACTTCGTCACCGAGCGCTCCGAGATGAGCTGCGCGAAGTAGTTGATGTCGCGATCCGTCGGGAAGTGCATGTACCCCGCGGGATACGTCAGCACGCCATCTGTGTCTTCGGGATCGCGGCGCAACCGCTCGCGTATCACGTCCTTCGCCGCATTCACGCCGATGATGACCGGTCGGAACGTCGATTTAGTTCGCGACGACGGGCGCTTCGTCGGCCACACAGGTGAACGCGCGCCGCCGCGCGCCGACTCGCCCTTGATGGCCCAGATACGGCGACCGAGCCGCGCTTTCGCGAACTCGTACACCTTCTGCGTGTGGTGACCGCCGGAGTCGATACAAGCAGCGGAGACAGCGAAGCCGCGACCGTCCGCGCGCCGCCAGACGCGCTTCAAGTATTCGTCGACGCGTTTCCATAGCTCAGCGCTCTCCGGATCGCCCTCGATGACCGCGTGGTCGATCGACCAGCTTTCCTCGTTGTGCCCCCAGCCGATCGTTTCGAGTTCGACGCGATCGTCTTGCACGTCGCCGCCGACCGTGATCAGACCGACGCCGTCTGGCACCTCCGCATCCCATACTTCCGTGCGCGCCGCCAGCCGCGTCTCGCTCAGTGCGCGGTCGCCGCGATCCTCATACGGCTCGCCGAGCACGAGGTTGATGAACGTCTGCCGCGCGAGCGGGTCGTCCTTCACGCGAAGCCATTCGGCAACGAGGTTCGACCAGCATGCGTTCGGAAAGAGGCTATACCCGGCCCAGATATGGAACCCGGCATGCCCCTTGAACGGCTTCGTCGCACGCCACTCGCCGTTCGTCACCATGTCAGCCTTATCGGCCTCGTGGATGATGCAGCCGTTATGCCGACAGACGTAGTAGACGCTGTCAGGAATGCCGTTGCCGTGCTCGTCCTTGTCCCACTTCATGCCGTACGGCGTTTCGGGACTTCCCCACTCGAGCACCTGGTGCTCGCCGCAGTGCGGGCAGGCCACGAAGAAGTAGCGCTGGTCGCTCTCGCCGAAGCTCTTCTCGATGCGGCTATAGCCCTTCACCGTCGGCGTCGAGCCGAGGACGATCTTGCGATTCCAGAAGGTTTCCGACCGCTTCGTGCCGAGTGCGATCTGATCGCCTTCATTGCCGGCGCCGTCGACCGGATACGCGTCGACCTCGTCGAACATTACGACGCGCGACGTAATCCGCCGAAAGCCGGCCGGGCTGTTCGCGCCGACGAGCGTCAGGCTCGAACCGTTGCGGAACGTCTTCGCGAGGATCGTCTGATCGCTGTTCTTCGCCTTCTGGTCGCCCGCGATCGCCGCGAGCACGGGCGTGTCGCGCAGCATCGGCGCGATTTCCGTCTTCGAATAGCTCTCCGCATCCTCGACGCGGGGCTGCACGACGAGGATCGGCGAAGGGTCCTGGTGGATGAAGAAGCCGACCGCGTGATCCATCAGCTTCGTGTAGCCGACGCGAGCCGACTTCATGACGCTGATCTTCTCGACGCTGGGGTCGGTTACTGCATCCAGCATGCCCCTCTGATAACCGAACGCCCGGAAGCGGCCGGTCTGCGCACTGGTCTCACGCGAAAGCACCGCATAGCGCTCGGCCCATTCGCTCAACGTCAGCTTCGGCGGCGGCGTCAGGTTCTGCCGAAGCGCCGCCACGAGGCCCGCGCGCAACGCTGCATAGCCGCGCGCGTATCGCCGGGTGCTATTTAGGGTTGCCTGCTCCATCGCGAGTGAGTTCTTCGAGTGCTTCTGTGATGACCTCCTGCAACATGTCCTGCAACTCGGCAGGCGTCTTGCATCGATGGAGACGCGGAGCCTGTTCCGCGGGAATTGACAGCAGGCGGGTTCGAACCTTGGCGTATTCGGTGCCGACGGCTTTCGCCACCTCGGCGACGTCGATCACCAGACCGGAATCGCGGTCGTATTCGAGCTGCGCCTTAAGCCCGAGATAGTTCTCTTTGAAGCAGCGCGCTTCGTCGAAGTCGAGCAGCTGCACGTTGCCCGACAAGATGCGGTCAGCGGCATCCGCCGCGCTCTCGCGCTCGCCGAGCGTTAACTCGCTGGCCGCCTGGGTAACGGTTTTGCGTTTGTTACCTGCGGGCGGTTGGGTAACAGGCGGGGTAACAGCCGGCGTGCCGTCGCGCCGGTATCTTTTCAGCAGCGCGTTCGACGCCTCGACATCGACCTCATCGCCTGCAAACACAAGCCAGCCGCGCTCTTTCCACTTCGTGACCGTTTTCCGGCTGACGTTGTGAAGTGCCGCGAACTCGCTCTGGTTCATAGCCCGCTGGTGTTACCCAAATTTGAATTTTTCATGCCTAGAGAAAGATCGCGCGCGCGCAGTGCCCCCGGATGCGGAAGGGCACCTAAGGACCCGCGACGCCTGTAGCGGGCACGACATCGACATGCCTCGGTGCAGAAGAGAGCCCCCGCCTGTCGCGCGGTGAAGCATTCGCCGCACTCAACGCAGACCGGGAAGTGCACGACGCGATGCGGCATGCCGGCTGCGTGGTCACGGATGCAGTCATCACAAGACATTGCAGTCTTCGCATGAGACAACGTCACGCGGCGCGTGAATGAAACGCTGCAGTGTTGGCACGTCGTCTCACGCTCCATCATCAACGTATTCAGAGCGTTGGTACGTCGATCAACAGCCCGTAAGTTCGCGCGACGATTGTCTAGCGCATCGCGATTGATGTGATCAGCGTCGCGCGCGTCGCTCGCATCCATGCCGAGCATTAGGCGATGCATTCTGACCGTGCGGTTCTTGCCGTTCTCGACAACATTGCGCACGGCGTACACGTGATTACCTGACCCGTTCGGCTTGGCCTTCCACTTCCATTGCGACAGGAATTCGAACATGTCGTCATCCACGAGGGCGAACTCGTGCCGTCCGACAGCATGTCTGCCAGACAGTTTGATTAGTGCCATGAGAGTTCCTACCGTTTGGCCGTTGCCAGCGCCTGTGCGAATGCGGCCGCGAACTCGCGTCGAAATCCAGCGTTGATGACCACGCGCGCGCGCATCTCGAAATTCAAGTGCTGGTGCACGGGCATCGCATCTCCAAACCGAATGAGCAGCTTCAGATGCCCCGACTTGTTCACGCCGCGCAACGCAACGCCGCGCTTGCCTGCCGTCTTGACAGCCTTCACGTCAGTCGGGCGCTGCCACACACCGCCGATCGATTCACCGCTCTTCGTCTTGATCGATCCTACGAAGATGTCCGGCCGCCCTTCCAAGCGCTTCAACGTCGATTTGCTCAGGTTGCCGTATTGATTCAGCAGCGCCCTATCCTTCGGGTTCAGCCATGTCTTGCCGGAACCGATCAACTTGTGCGTGCCACCGAACTCGTACGGCGCGAGATACGCTGCGGCGATGTCTTTAACGAAGACGACCGCCTCTAGATTGTTCTTTCGAGCGGCCTTCACGCCCACGGAATTGACCGTAAATGGCGTGGGCCGATCGAAGACCTGCCGTATTGCGCCCTTTTCCACGACCTGAACGCTTTTGGCCACAGCCGTCAGCGCCTGCGCGGTCGCGAACGGCAGCTGCTTGCGCTCCAGATCATTGAGCGAACGTGTCAGGCTGCGCAGATCCGCCGAGATGTTGATGCGGACCGGCGCGGCCATTACTCTGCGCCGTCCTTAACTTGCGGATGATTCTTCAAGTCGGCCAGACGCTGAATCAGGCGCTGATACTCTTGCACAGCGCTGTTGCCGATCATGCGCACCAGCGCCTCGATCTCGCCGATGATGGTCAGCGGATGCTCATCCGAGACAGAGCCAGTCGGGGAAGCAGAAAGCGCCGCCCCGGGCTCCCCCGCCTCAGCACTGCCAGCCTCCGCATCAGCGGCGCCACCAGCGTCCAAAGGGACGGCCTCCGATGACACGCTTGCAGGCGCTTGCGCGTCGAGGTTTGGCGCGGCGGGCGTCGGGCTCAAGTCAGCGGCACCCGCGCCGCCAGGATCAGCCTTAGCGTCGGCAATCACAGCGGGCGCAACGACATCGTCTCCCCGCACGTCTGCCGTGTTCAACAACGGAATCGGCGGATCGAACGCCACATATCGGGCCTCAGAAGTCTCGTTCGCGGATTCGTCGCTGGATGGCGGCAGCGAGGTCGAGGATGTCTCGACGGGCTTTCCCGCGTCAGCGTCCGTATCCGAGCCGGTCACAGGCGCAGCCGGGTCCCGAGCAGCCTGGGCATCGCCAGCCGTCGTCGACGCTGACGAGTTTTGCTCCCCCACGTTCGCACTCGGGTCAACGCCCGCTCCGTTTGCGATTAGATCGGGAATCTCGTCGCGAGTGATCTCCCGGATCGGGGCAACAGCCGCCTCGTCATTGTTGAAAATGACCTTTGTATCCGCGTTGTACTTCAGCATCGTGGGCTCCAAATAAAAACGCCCCGGCAGATGCCGAGGCGTAGATGGACCATTTCTTTTTTCGATTACTAGGAGAACGACTACACCGCCGCTTCCGACAGCTTCGTTCCGCTATTTTGCTTGTTTGAGGATCGCGGCTTTAGCAGGCGAGATCTCATATATCGCGTAGCGTCCCGGTTTTTCGATTAGGAGGTCTGGACGTTTGTAAATCAGCTTGTCGTCTCGCTTCGCGTTGCATCCAATTGGGCCGTCAGGGCAATTTATCGGCCCCGGCGGCGCCCCAGGCACTGGCACCGGCACAGGATCCTTCGGCTTCGGTTCCGGAGCTGGCGGCGGCCAGCCCGGCGGCGTCCCCCAAGGTGCATCGGGCTTATCCGGTTTATCTGGCGTATCCGGTTTATCTGGCGTATCCGGCTTATCCGGTTTATCTGGCGTATCCGGCTTATCTGGCTTATCCGGTTTATCTGGCGTATCCGGTGTATCCGGGCGATCGGGATCGTCGGGCGAATCGTTCCGGAAGGCATCCCGAATGCTCGGCTTCTTAACGATTTTGTCTAATTCCCCGGGCCGAAATCGCCGTATCGGGACGGAGTCTTGCACAAGTGAGCTAGAGCCGTCCGGGTTCGTGATGATTAGGTATTGCTGCGCATTAGCACTCATTGCAACAAGCGATAACACCACCGCCAATCTTCGCTTTTTCATGGCGCCCCCTGTTAGGTAAGTCGAAGGTAGGCGAGATTTCTATGAAAGGCAAGAGGAGGAAGGCAGCAGGGCTCTGAACGCTACGACTCACCCTTGCGGACGCGCGAAGACCTTGGGTTTAATGTGATGCTTGATACCTGCGAAGTTCCGATTGCAGCGCGCAATAAGAAAAAGCCCGCTCAGTGGCGGGCTTGAACGGACTTTTGCAATCTGACGAGAATTTACCACTAACCCGCCAACCGTGCAAGCAATCTACTTGGCACGAGCGAGCAAGAGAGCAAGGCGGCGAGTGCACTTAGCTTGCGCGAAACATAGCCATATGTGTGTTGCCGCACATATTAAACTCCCGGCAGTGAGGCACTTTGCCGCTGTATTTGCAACGAAAGCGCGCCTTCGGCTCGTGTTCTAGACGGTTCGAGTTCAACTCATGTTGTCCCAATACTCCCAAACTCGCATCTGTGAGGTGCAACATGACTCCTACGGAACTCCTCACCGCGGGACAACTACTTTTTTCTGTGATCCTTGCCGGCATCACCGTGTGGTATGCGTCAGAGACCGCGCGCCTTCGTAGAATTAGTGAACGTCAGGTGGCAGCAATGGAGGCTTCAATCAACCTGACGAAGGCATCATTTGACTCGACGCTCCTTCCGTATCTCATCCTCGGGATTCTTCCTCTTGAGCAAGCTACGTTAGGCAAGCTGGACGCTCAGCCTCCTACTAGCTACATCGACTTGCCAGGACTCTCCGCCGGCGTTCTAGTACGCGACAAAAGACTTGTCTTCTCGGTGATAAACGCCACTGAAAAATTGGCCAGCCACATTTTCATGATCTACGTCGATATGAATCACATGATTTATATCAGCTGCATGGTAGCCGAAAGCATCGGTCCGAAAGAAGAGCTGCTCCTTCCAATGACACGCGAAAGCGTGCCCCTAGCCGAGGTCAAGCGCATGATCACGGAGATGTACGAGGGGCGCGGTGGGTATCTCCTTGAGCAGTCGACTTTATCGGACGGAACGAGGACATCGATAATCGACCAATATGCGCGCGCAGGTGGACACCTGCTAACCATATTTTTTGATTTGGCGGGAAAGCTCTACGCAATACCTAGAGTCGTCACGGAAACAGTTGATGACGAAGGAAAAATTATTCTGCGTTTTGGTAAGAGCGACCTTATCCAAGATAAAACAACATGGTTCGCGCCCACCTTCGATACTGCTGTCGGCCGACCGCAAGTCTGAATTCGCAGAATGATGGCTCGCCGACATGGTTGTCGCAATGTATCGGAGACGCGATCGGTGTCGGATGGCTGCGCGCTGCCTGGCCCCCGGGCACAGGCGAACCACGCCACTTATACCGGCTGATGATCCTTCAGCCAGTCACGCAGCGCATCGTTCATTCGCGTCTGCCAGCCGTCACCAGTCTTCTTGAACGACTCGACGATGTCCGCATCGTATCGAACGGACAGCAACACCTTGGGCGAGTCCAGACGCGGCCGGCCGCGCGCACCGAGGCGCTTCATCTTCTTGAAATCCTCGGTCGGCACTTCATACGTGTCCGGATCAGCAGCGATGCCGCGGTTGATCGCTTCGTTTTCTTCGTCCGTCGGCATGATGATCTTAGGCTTGCTCATAGTCTTTCACCTCGCGCTTGTTTGCCTTACGCATGCTGATGATGTGCATGCTATCGCCACGCTGCGTGAACACCACGCAGTAAAGGCGCTCGTCGATGATGCCGAAACCGACTTCGCGCACTTCCTTGTAGTCGTGGCGATCATCAACATAGGCCAACACTTCGGACCAGTTAAGGCGACCGGCGAGCCCGAGCGAGACGCCATGCTTGGCAACGTTCGCTTCGTCTTTGGTCGGGTCGTATGTGATGTCCATGTAGATAATTGTAGCTACGGTTATTGGATTGCGCAAGCTATTTTTTGTAGCTACGAGCGATTATGCTGTTTCGCAACACTCTTCTGTGCTCACCAACCCGTCGCGTTCGAAGAGCAGGTGCAGGCGGTCGATCGCCTGATGCTCGAGCACCCGAAGCCGCTTCCTGATCGTGAACGCCGCGCGCTCCAGCGTTCGAACCGGGATACCGAATTCTTTCGAGAGGTTCGCGTACGAGAATTCCCTCTCGCGCTGGTGTGGGAATGCATGCGCGGCGATGAGCGCGACGATCGCATCACGATTCGAGATTGTGAGCGTGGTGCGCATTTCATTGGCGACGCCGAACACGCCGCGCTTCCACTCCTTCGACGGCGGCACGCCGCAATCGGCAGCGACCGTGGCGCTCTTCGGCCGCGCCGGGATTCCGCGCGCAAATCGAATCCACAGCGCGTTGCGTTCATTCTCGGGAAGTTGGTCAGCGACGGTGGCCACAACCATCGCGCACTGGGCGCGCACTTCGTCGGCGGACAGGCCCGAGAAATCGACGCTGCCGCTTTTTTCTCCGCGCAGATAGGCGAGGAAGGATTCTTGGCGATCGCTCAGGATACCGACCGACTCCAAAATCTGAATCAGCGCCATGCGGAAGGTGTTCCGCTGACGGGCCGGCATCGACGTCACCAGAAAAGAAACGTGCAGCGCCTGCTCGACAGAGTCAAAGATTCCATTCATTTTTTATAGATCCCGAAAGATTTCAAATCGGCGCCTCGAAGCCGATGCCCTTCCAACAAAACGAACTTGCCGGTTCGCTCTATGAACTTCGCTACGATCACGTCGCCAGTGCGGAGAACTACGCGGACTCGCGTCCCGCGAGCGCAGCTCGTGTGCGGGGTCTTCATGCAGCCTCCGGCTCATACTTCCTGCATCTGCGCATCGCCGACCATTCCGTCGACGCTTTCTGAAAGCCATTGCTGCACACATATTTCCGCGCGCCGCCCCAACGAGAGAGTTGCAGCGCTGCGCAGCCAAGACACGTTTCGTCCTGCTTGCGCTCCAAGACGATCGCCGGATCAAAGAACTCGAAGCGCCTCATTCGTCGCCTCGCGGCGGTCGTGGAGCTCGCTGGACCGGCGGTCGCTCCGGCGTCACGCGCCCCTCGGGAATGTCGAGAACGTCGCGAAAAGTGGCATCGCGCCACCGCTCGGCCCACGGAGCGGCGCCAGGCCAGCGGCCGGCCGTCCACTGTCGCGCCCAGCATTGCACCTGCAGCACGACCTTTCCGCGCCATCCGAGTCGATACCGCGTCCGGCCGGTGATCATCCTTGCAACTCCGCTTCGCGCGCCGCCGATCCTCGGATCGGTTGCAGAAGACTGTCGTGAATGCCCGTGACGCGGGTCTTTTCGCCGTCGATGCGCATCCAGAAAGGGCTGCGAATCGTCCAGCAAACCTCAGTTCCCTGCATCTCCCACTTCGTCACGGTCACTACTTTGCCGATCAAGCGCTTCGTGTACTTGCGATACGCCTCGTCGCCCTTGGCCGCGGCTCGCACGATCACTGCAAGGTCACCTCGCCTGCAATTCATCGCGCGGCCCTCGGCGGCGCCTTCGACGCGGCCGGACGCTTGAGGCGATCATCAATCCACCCAATGAAAGGCTCAAGGTCTTCGACGTTTTCGACGAACCATCGCTTGTGCGCTGCAGACCACCTCGCACCCTTACGCCTCGCATCGTCCTTCTGAGAGAACGGAACGTTTAGCCACACGATCATGTTTTTCGCCCTTCACGGAAAAATTTCTGTCTCGCACAGTTCCCGCATACACAGAACAGAGCCACATACGCCGGAACGCTTTTCCTTACTGCACCTGCCTCACGAAGGCATAACCCCTGCGTGGCCACTTCCAAAGAACCACACCCGTAGCGCGGCTCTCAAAAACTCTTGAGCCTCGTCGCGGTGGGTATATCTCGTCTAAACCGACTGCCGCGCCCGTGTGCGGTGGCCATCCATCGGTTCCAGGGGTACATCCCCACTGTTCGACATCGTTTATTGAGCTGGCGCGACACCAGTTATTCAGGGCTGGGTTAGTGGCCCCCCATCGGCTTTCTTCTATTCCGCTCTGCCTATTCGCGGCCCGCCGCCTACTACTTGTCGCCGCGAATCACCCCTCGCAACATCGTTACAACCGATCCCAATCCAGAAGCTCTGTGCATGTCGTTGGCGTCCTGCCCTACCATCGAGGGCATTCCCCACGGCAGGCCCGTCGCCTCAGCAGCGCGCCGCCCTGTGTCGCTTTCATCGTTGTCTGCGACTACGAAGCGACGGCCAGCTATCAGCGAAGAGACGTGCTTGAGGTTTCCTGCGGAAAAGCAAACAACGACTCGAGCCGGCCGATGCAGCGATCGAAGCGCCTCGCGGACGCTCAGGCCCGTGGCAAACCCTTCGACGAGCCAATGCTCGCGCCCTACGCCCATCGTGAAGATTGCGCCCTTGGCAATGCCTCCGGGCAGAAACTTCTTGGAGCCATCCTCAGCAATCCATTGGACGCTGTTGATCGTCGAGTAATCGGCAGCCGAACGCATCGGAATGACCAGCCGCCCGTCGGTGTCGACAAGGCCGCGCTCGTTAGGAAAGCCCTTGCGTGTCAGGTAATCGTGAGATGTGTATTCACAGCGCCGGACGATCTCCGCAGCCTCCGAGCGTGCGCGAGCGCGCCGCCGCTCTCCGTCGCGCGCTTCAGCAGCGCGATCGCGCTTGGGCAACTCCATCGGTCGAGCATCGACACGTTCCGGGCGCCAGGCGATGGCACGCTCATGGACGGCCCAGTTCTGAACCCAGCCCGAGCGGCCGTCGCACATATACGCGCCGTTGCGCTTACGCGGATGATCTTCAGTAGGCACGCGGTGCGGCTTACCGTCATACACGACGTCACGAATAAGCAGGCCGTGCACACGGGCGAAATCGTCAAACTGCATTCGACCTCCCCGCCTGATGCGCGCGACGAATAAGCAGTGACTGAACCTTTCCCTTCAGTTCACGCGACGGCGCTTCGAGATCCACGGTCGAGAACTCGCCTTTGGGCCAACAGCCGTAGAGGTTTCGAAACTGGGCAAGTGCGAACTTGCGCGCCGCCTCTTGATCCTTCGGCCGACGCTCGATCGCCAAGCAGCAGAGTTGACGCCATACCGATGTGCGGTCGCGGAGATACTCAGGGACCTTCGCGCGCGCGGCCGACACATCGCCGACCGCCTCCATGACGCCCGCGACGTTCTCGACCATCGATCGACGCTCGCGCTCTTTCCCACAGGCCGGGCACGCCGTGCATGCCGGCGGCAGCACGAATCCGCAGGAGCAGACGATCTCCTTCTTTTCCTTCTCGGTCGGCTCGGCCCGCACTTTCGCGTCAAGCGCGCCGTCGTCGAGGCGGTTCAGGCCTTCAGCGAAGATGCGCTGAGTGTCAGCTCCGAAGCGCATCACATTGCCGCAGTGATCGAGCCAGAGACCGAACGTCTTTCCCTCAGACGGCCGCATCACGCGCCCGAGTTGCTGTATGTGGCTCGAAAGGCTTTTGCGATACGGACGCGCGCCAATGCCGCACAGAATGTCCGGTACGTCGAAACCCTTCGTGAACACCTCGCAAGACACAAGGCCAGTGATAGTGCTGTCCGGCTTGCGGAATTCGTCGATGATGGCGCGCCGCTCGTCGTCGCTGCCATCCAGATAGCTGATCTGCTGGAAGTTGTAGCCGTGCTCATTGAATTGGCGACAGAGTTCATGCCCGTGCTCGACCGTCGCGCTGAAGACGATCGTTTTGACCGGGCCGCCAAAATGAAGGTTGGTTTTGTCGATCCACTCGGAGACGACGTCGCCGACGATCGCCATGCCGCGCTGCTCGATTTCCTTGTCGGACCATTCGCCTGCCACGACTTTCGCGCCCGTCATGTCGATGGCGCGCGCCGCGTACGTCTGCAGTGGTACGAGGAAACCCTCTTCGATCAGTTCGTTGGTCGTGCAGACGTTGACCAAGTTCGTGTAAAGCTCAGCCATCCCTTTGGAGAATGGCGTAGCGCTCAGACCGATAACCCGAAGATCGGGCCGGTTCTGGATAAGCTGCGCGGTCGCCTTCCGGGTGGCGTGGCACTCGTCAACGATAAGGAGGTCGAGTTCCGGAAAGAAACCGCGTTTCTCGATGGTCTGTGCGGAACAGATCTGGATGCGCTCGTAGGCGCGATTTCGCCAATGGCCCCCTTGCACCACGCCATGCGCAATGCCGTACCGATCGAACAGTGCGCTGGTTTGGTCGACGAGATTGATACGATCGACAATGAACGCGGCGCGCCGACCTTTGCGATCGACCTCTTGCGACAGATGCGCACCGATCACCGTCTTGCCTGCGCCAGTCGGCGCCATCAACACCTGCGCGCGGTGCCCGTCGCGCGCGCCGACGCGAAGACCTTCGATCGATGCCAACTGATACGGACGGAGCTTGATTTCTTCAGGCATGTCCGCGCTCCAACTGGCGTTTGAGGCGCTTGATTTCCTTCAGCGCTTCGGCGTGCTTGTTCATCCAATCATCGCGGATAGTTTCGAGCCGGCGGCATTCCGCTTCGAGCTTCGCAATGCGCTTGTTCGCTTCGATCAGCTTTTTCTCGCCCTCGCCCGTCTCGCCCGATCGATAGGCGTCCAATTCGAGCTCCAAGTCGCGCGCCGCCTGGCTGACGTCGGCCAATTGCTCGCGAAGGTCCGAAATGATGGACTGAGCTTCCGCCAGCGATGCATCTTCTTTTCGCGGCAGACGCGGTGAGGACTGCTCATCGCTGTGCGGCAACGAAAACGGCTGAACTGCCGGCGCCCCATCCGAACCCTCTTCGCCGTCGATGGCCTGCCCAACCTCGGCCGGCTTGCGCGCCGCCTTAATCTGCGCATCGGCCTGCTTTAGCGTAATCGCGCCGGCGATCACGGCGTCGCCAAGACCAGCCTCGTGCGCAGCTTTCGCGTGACTGATGGTTCGGGGGCTGACGTCTGCTTCGCGAGCCAGTTCGGAGTTCGTCATCAACCTCGCACCCGGTGCGAGGTTGGGATTTCCGGCCGGTGCCCATTGCGCGCACGCGACGACGGCGGCCGCGCGCTGGGAGGCCGTCAGGTGCCGCCGATGGAGGTTTTTCGAAAGCACGAACGCAACCGGATCAACGTCCGGATGCTCGTCGTCGAACTCGATCCAGTTGAATTCAATGCCAGCGAGCTGACAGGCGCAGTAACGGTTCCATCCGTCGAGCACCATGCCGTCGAGCATGAGGCCGGATTCGCGCTGGCCAAACTGGCGAATGTCCTCCGCCAATGCAGCGAGATCCTCCTGTGCGAAAGTGGGAAATGCCGCGGAAAGCGGATGGCGCTTGAATTCGCTCATTCGGCACCCCGCGTCCCGACCGATTCGAGCGCCCGCTGTCTCTGCTTCCGGACAGCACGGGTCCTCTTCTTCGTCTCGGCCAAGTAGAAGGCCTCGAGCTTCTTGTAGTTCTCGACGAGGACGGACTTTATCCGTCCGGTCTCGATGTGGCTAATCGCCCCCTGCGAGAGATCGCAAGATTCCCCAATTTCCCGCTGCGTCAGGCCAAACCCGCGGAGTGCTGTGACCAACTCTTTCGCGTCCATGTGATCCGTCACACACTGATTGAATGTTGGTCATCATAATAGAAATCTATTCGTGGTTCAATACCACTCTAGTTATTTTTAGTAGCAAAATCCATTACATGACTACTCTCGCCGAAAAGATCAAACTTGCGCGCCTCGCGCTGAACATGTCCCAGAGTGACCTGGCCAAGAAATCCGGGGTCACGCAAGGGACTATCGGCCATTTAGAGACGGGACGTAGCAACGCAACTACGAAACTGCCGGCGATCGCCAAGGCTCTTAATACGACCGTCGAGTCCCTCGTCTCGGGAACGAGCGACTATCAGCCGAGCTACAAGTTCGCCGCGCGTCTGGCCGCCACCGAGAACGCAGCAGCACTCGCCGAGCTGAATGATCCGGAACACATCTGGATTGACGGCTTCGAGTACCAGTTCGACGCGGACGATGGCTCTATCCACTGGAACCGCCTCGAGAAGCGCGTGCTGCGACTACCGCTGCCGTTCTTCGCATCGCACGGCGCTGATCCGGCGCGATGCAAGGTGCTGACAATCAAGAGCGATAGCAGCATGGAGCCGTTCCTGTTCGATCACGATCAGATAGTGATCGATACCGGCCGTGTCGAGCCGCGCGAATCGAAGATCTTCGCGATGACCTTTGAAGGCGAGGCTCTCGTAAAACAGGTATTTAAGGAGGCCGGAGGCGCTCTTCGGCTGCACTCCCTAAACCCGCGCTATCCCGACAAGATCATTGCCGCCGAACACTTGGATGGTCTCAAGATCGTCGGACAGTACCTCTATCGCGCTGGACCCGGCTTCGCCGTCTGACGACTACCGCGCGCGGAATCGGAAAGAAAAATACAAATCTATTTGACACACAATAAATAGCACACTACTATGGTCTTACGGTAACTCAAGTGAGACCTGAATGTCCTCCACGCTGCTTCTCGTCCTTGGTGTCTGGCTCATAGCCAGTTTCTTCCTCGGCGTTTGCGCTCGGTTCGGCCAAGTAAGAGAGGCCCGCCATGCGGCGTGGATTGAGAGCATGTCTCGCGAGATCCGTGTGCCCATTGGGCGTTGATCCACGAAACTGAGACTAGACATGCACACGCATAAGCCTGCCGTCGCACGACCACATTCGTTAGTTGCCAAAACCCTCGATGGTCTGATTGAAATCGTCATTGCTACCGGTGCAGGCGGCCGAATCCCGACCCAGGACGAGATCTCAAAGCGGTTCCGTGTTAGTCGGACCGTGCTACGCGAGGCACTCAGCAAGCTTGAGCTCTTGAACGTCATCACGGTTCGTCCGAAGACCGGGACAACGGTGAACGCCTCGGCAGAGTGGCACACCGTAAATGCCGACGTAGTTTCGTGGCGCGTTCGCGCCGGCGAGAAATCAGAGGACGTCATCAACGGTACGGTTTCCCTCGCGCGGGAACTGGTGATGCAACATCGCGCGCCTGTGGCTGAAGCGGTGGTCGCGTCATTCCGTGCGAAGTCCCGACAGGCATAGCTTGGAACGTTTGCCGAGACAGCGCAGACGCCGCTGATCACCCTCGTTCATTCGGCCAGGTTCTACAACTACCCTTTTGTCTGTTAGATTTAAGTCAACGCAGAATGCATCAAGGAGCATCAACATGAAGTTCCCAGTTCCGAGAACCAACTACGACGAGAGCGGCTGCGCTGCAAATCTCGCCGCAGAAATCCATAAGTCAGGGCTGGCGTTGTTTGAGATCGTGAACGCCGACAAACCCTCGTCTAAGGCGATGCTCGACGGAGCAAAGGAGATTGCCGCCAGCTTGGCGCAAGCTCGCGACCGGGCCGTGCTGAACATTGGTATTTCCAACTATTCGTCGAGTGGCTCGCCCGCCAGTGTTTCGGTCGTGGCCGCGATCTTGGACGCGTCAGCCTACAGCCAGGACATCCTGCACAGCTTGAACGAATTGAGCGAGCACGACTCGCCCGAAGACATCGGCTGCATCCTCAGCGATTTGGCGATTGAGCTGCACTCGCATGACCATGCCGAGTCGACGGCCGATTGGGTAAGTAGCCCGGCATAACAACGAACTAGTCCTGTAACTAACGCGTTACAAATACTCAGTACTACTACTGAGGGAGAGCGCTCGTACCTTCGATGTTGAGTACTTGAATTTTTTGAGGGGGCCGGAGGCTTCGCTTTTTTTGAGATTGACGCGCCACCGGTGGCAGCCGAGGCGCGTCGCACAACGAGGATTAAGACATGATCGGGACAGATTTTACACAACTTGCTAGCGATGGCAAACGGGCGGCCGATTCTGAGTATGAGGTGCCGAACCAATACAACGAGATCTATGCGCGGATCGACCAAAAGAGTTTGGCGCTCGACGAAAGGGTACCAGCTCACACAATGAACTCAGTCTTCGTCGCGCTCAGCGGGATCTCAGCCATCACACAGATCCTCACAAACGACGCGACGAGTAAGGATCAAGGACGAGAGCCGCTTTCCGCATATCTGACTGGCGGCCTCCACTCGGCTATTCAGGCGCTTGCGGACTTGTCGATGCACAAGATCGAGGAATTCGCTGATCTCGCCGAGCGCCGTCAGAGCCGGGCGCGCGCGGCCGAAAAAGTCCTGAGTTCGATCAAAGGCATGCAGCACGCGCTCGACAACATCAGGTCGGAGGTCGGAAACACCGCAGTACAAGGCTCTGCGTTTGACAACGCTGACCAGACGCTTAGGGCCGTCAAGGAGTCGGTCGAGGAGGTCTGCCGTGTCTGACCTGAAAAAAGTTCTTGTGAGCTCGGCCGAAGACGTCGACTCGCTTAGCGCCGTTTTCGACCAACTCGAAGGGATGTTCCGTGCGATCGAGATGGCGACGGAGAACCTCCCGGCAGAACACCCGCGCGCGCAGATGAATCAGATCAAGAAGCTGGCGGCGTTGGGCCGTTACGTCGCCGGCGACTGGTCGAACACTGCGGATTGCATCCGCCAGAGTATGTGTGATGCAGCGGCAGAGTCTGCTCCGGCTTCGAAGTCCAAGGAGCCTACTCATGCCTGACCGCTACATGGCGCTTTGCGTCGAATCGCGCGATATGCATCCGCGGATCAAGATCAATGAGGTCATTATCTACGACGTCGAAGACGCAGCTCAGCCCGACGACGATGTCGTGATCAGCCTCACGAACGGCCAAACGATCGTGCGATCACTGGTGTCCTTCGATGGCGAAAAGTACCGGCTGCGCTCCTACTCGCCCGCCGCCGCCAGCACCTTGCGAAGCGAGGACGTAGAAGCATGCCATCCGATCATCGCCCGGTGCCGGGCATCCTTTTTTGACGAGATCGCGGCGCAGCAGGAGGCGGCGTGAGAACGGCACTCAAACGGTTTTTCGTGTGGCTGTGGTGCAGGAATGTGCTCGGCGACAGCGAGCTGTCGTTCCTCATCCGGTTCTTTGACCTGAAGGATGCGTGACATGACCCGCGAGCAGATTGAACACATCAAGCGCGCCGCCAGTGCAGCACAAGCAATGAAGATCGATCCCGCGTGTCCGGATCAATTCAAGTTCCGTGCGCACGCGCTTTTCGCGCAGATCGTGACCCCGGAAGCAGTCGTCGCCTTGTGCGACGAAGCCCTTCGACGGCAGTACTTCAACGTCGACACGGACAAAAACGCATAACACCACTACCTTTCGAACGAGAACAACATGGCTCAGATCGTCTTCATCATCTTTCTTGCATGCCTGGCAGCAGCACTTTCGGCAATCGGGTCCGCGCATCTGCGAAAGGATCGACAGCCCCAATATCGTTACAGCATAGTCAGCTTCGCAGTGATCGCCGTTTCGGGCGGACTGCTGTCCTGCTTCACGCAAGTGTCGCAGTCGCACGTGGGCATCGTAACCACCTTCGGACACGTAGAGGAAGACACGCTCGGCGAAGGTCCTCACCTGGTCAATCCCGTATCGCGAGTTCACGAGGTATTCATCGGACTCGACGTGGCGAAGGTGCAAAGCGCGCAAGCAGCATCGAAGGATCTTCAGTCGGTCCACACTGACCTGACGATGAACTACCGGGTCGACCCGGCGAAGGTGCGCGCGCTTTACTCGATGGCGCCGTCGCTTGAATACGAGGCGTCGTACGTCCAGCCAGCGATGTTCGAAGTGTTCAAGTCTGTCGCAGCGCGATATACAGCCGAGGAACTTGTGACCAAGCGACAGCAAGTGTCGAGTGACATCCTCGCCGGCCTCGTTACGAAGCTCAAGGGTTACGGTTTCCTGATCCAAGACATCAACATCACCAACTTCAAATTCAGCGCTGCTTTCGATCAGGCGATCGAGGCAAAGGTGACGGCGAGCCAACGAGCAGAGCAGGCCGAGCGCGAGCTCGCGCGAGTGAAGTTCGAGGCTGATCAGCAGATCGCAAAGGCTCGCGGCGAGGCGGAATCCATCGCGATTCAAGCTCAGGCCGTAAAGACGAATGGCGGCGCCGAGTATCTCCAGCTTCAAGCAATCAACAAGTGGGACGGCCGCATGCCAACTTACATGGGCACTGGAACCCCGATGCCCTTCCTGAACGTCTCCAAGTAGCTGATCTGAAAAAGGTCGGCCGTCGCTTCCCACGCGACGTCGCGCAACCTGGGCTGTATTCGCACGGTTGGCGTCAATTGTCGCCCGATCTAGGAACCTCAGTGAGATCGTCGTCGCCAATGCCTAACGCCCAACGCAAATCGCGAGCGAATGCCATGCAGGTGTCCTTCCACTCAGGCGTACCAAAATCAACGTCGCGCGGATTTTTCTTTCCGCGTGCGCGCCGGATGGCTTCGATGCTTTCAGCCATTGCCCGAGCTTCTCCAAAAAGCTGCTCGTCTTCCATTAGTCGTTGTTGTTCTTGATTTTTCATAACTTGGATTTTCGGCATTTGCTTCAGAAACTTTATGTGCCCAAACGCACACGTGAAACGTAATAGGAGTTTCGGATGGGCAAAACCTGCGTGTTCAAAAGATCCGACAGTTTCGACGACCGCGCGCGGTCACAAGACGGGAAGTACGTCGGTGTACAGGAAGCTCTCGAGCCCGAAGCCGAGCGGCGTCGAGTATTACAACGACGTCATGCTGCAATTCTCGCGATCCAACTGTTTGAGCCTATTCGTGGCTTATCTGATCCCGAAGCGTCGACTCAAGCCGGATTAACGCGTGTAAAGGTTTTCCCGCCTGCGACTTGGCGCGAGCTAGGAGCAGTTCCCGCGCTACAGGTTCTGTGGCGTCTAGAGCAAGCGACGCCTGATCAATCAAATGAGAGACAGTTCGAATCGCGTCGTTTTCATTCCAAGATTGCTCTCGCAGGCCCCTTTCCGCCGCGATCACCAACACAAGTAGATCGTGTACGTCCACGCTCGCCTCCAGTCCGTGTCCGTAATGGTTTCGCATCGTACGTGCCAGGTTCGACGGGTTTGCGCGGTTTGTATTTGGATGAAGCTCTCGCCACGTCGCTGCACTTCGGCAAGCGCCAGGTCGAAACCGATGTGAAACTGCCGCCCGGCGATCACACGCTCACCGACGGCAAGAGCGTCGTTGTGTTCGATGTCGGCGGCCAGTTTCGTGGCGGCCGAGACATCACAGTCGCAGTCGACGCCGCTATTGCCAAGGAGAGAATCGATGGGTGACTCAGGAAGCGTCGTCGCTTTTTCCCTCGAGCAAATTCAAAAGATCACTGCTCGGGCCTGGAAAAGAGACGGTCATTGCGATGCTCGACGTCGCGGTATTCATCCACGTAGCATCAGGATCGGTGATGAACTCATTCACGTCGACAGTAACGCGGCGGCCAGTCAACTCCCCAATCGTCTTAGCCAGTGCGCCTTCGAGGTCGATAAGAGAAACAGCTTTAAGCGGATGCGGTTTGGACATAAAACATGTCTCCGGAGGTAGGAACCTATCGTATCAGAGCCATGCGCGGATGGTGCCAAGCCTCAGAGACCAACGAGTCTCCAAAGGTCCGGCAGACGCAAGTTCGGATCGTGCTCGGCCAGCAGTGCGACCGTCGCCGTGCAGTAGACGTCGCCGTGCTCGCGATCTAGATCGTCATAGTAGCCAAACTTGGCAGTGACGATTGCGACCGCAGCGGCGTCGATGGAGTCGATGAGAGTTTGGGCTTCATTTTTGTTCATGCCCGCGTTATCGGCAGCAACGGACAGGACTTTAGGCAGGGAAATGTACCAGCAAATCGAAGAATTCATGCGCGTGAGCCGCGCATATCGGACGGGGAAAAGATGGCAGCAAGCATGAAACCTATCTATCTGGATCTGCAGGCCGTCGCCGAGGCAGTGTCGCTTTCGGAGGCAAGTGTGAAGCGGCTAGTGCGAGAAGATAAATTCCCGAAGCCGCGAATGCTGTCGGGACGTCGCGTAGCTTGGCTGACGTCAGAGGTCGAGGCATGGGCTCAGTCTTGCCCGGTGTCGGACATCCTGCCGCCGCCGAACACCGGCAATCGGAAAGGCATTACGAGGGCCGCGTAATGGCAAGTTGCTCAAGTCGCTCGGAAAGCCGTGTGAGCCACACGCGGCGTTCCTTGTCATAGCTGTGCCTGTTGTAGACGCCGGTCACGCCCGGAAGCACGTGTCCTAAGATCGACTCCGCGACCTCGTGCGGGCATTCCATAGATGCGAGCATCGTGCGCACCGTGCGACGCAGATCGTGTGGTGCCCAGTGGCTGACCGGCAGCCTTGTGCGCTGCTCCTGCGGAGCGTTCTTGCAGTAGGGTTGCCGGTAATAGACCGACTGCTGGATCAGCTTCTGATCTTTGTGGCCGGCCGCCGACTGCGACGGGAGCAGGAACCCGGTCTTCACAGCTTGCAGACGCCGCCGCACGATCTGTTCGGCGCGACCAACGAGCGGCACCCGGAGATCCGTCGCACTCGGCCGGTTCGCATTCTTGGTCTTGGACTTCGGCACCGTCCACCAGAAACCGTCTTTTTCTTCCGAAAGCTCACCCGCTTCCATGCTAACGATCTCGGACCCTCGCGTGCCGGTCCAGAGATAGAGCGTCAAGACATCGTCTAGTGTCTGACTGAAATTCGGCAACCAGCGAAGCAGCTCGCCTACTTCCGCATCAGACAAAACTCGCTTCGCGGTCACACGCTCGCCGTCCACCTTTTTGCCCTTGCTGCGCAGCCTGCCACGCATTACCAAGCGCCACCAGTTGGGGCTCGTGTCGGGAATCCGGCCCGCATCGAGCGCATATTCCCACGCGCCGCCGAGCGCGGAGCGCAGCGCGCCGGCGAGCGTTGGCGTCGACGAACAGCTTTCCAGCAGATCGAATGCTTGCTTGCGCGTGATCGATGCCGCTGGCAAATGAGCGATCGCGCCCAGTTTCCCCGCAAAGATGCGCCGGATGATGTCTGCGCCCTTTGGCTTTCGATGGCGTTCGATGTGGCCCGCCAAGAAGTCGTCGCAAAGGTTTCGCACGGTGTACTCGGATGAAGCGGCAGCCGGGTTTTTGGCAACGCGCTTCGCCGCGGCCGGATCGTCGCCTGCATCCCGTGCAGAGCGTAGCTTTTCCCATTCGGCAATAGCTGCAGCGTAGGACAT